AGCTGAGTATTATTACCACCGGCAGCGGCGGTAGCTACAAATGGTTGACCGTTAGCCCATTTGTAATAGCTTGCATAAAATACATTGGCAGCTACATTTCCGGTAGTTAAGACATTGGTAATTACGTTGCCATTGGCATCTACTACAGGAACTTCTGGTAATCCTGCTGAAAAACCGCCTAATGAATTAAAGTATTCTGCTGACATCAACTTATCCCATTCTTAAATAATATTTATCATTATTTGTTAGAATTTACCGCAGAATAAAGTTTTTAGGTTCGCTTTATAAATACATTATGCTTACTCATCCTCAGCCAAGACCTATTTGCAACCATTGTAAGTTTTCACTTGCAAAGCCTAATGGGAAGAGTAAACATGGTTTTCAGAAATGGCACAAGTATTGCGAAGACTGTGCTAAGTCAATGTACAATGGTAGATTCAAGCATCTACAGCACAAGGTCAACGAGTGTGAAGAATGCGGATTTATTCCCGAAGATCGTATTCAACTTGATTTAGTATACGTAGATGGTAACAAAAATAATAAAAAGAAAAATAATCTATTGACACTATGCGCTAACTGTGCTAGACTGTATAATAAGAAGTTGCGTACAGGTAAGAAGTCAATAATGAATGCTACAGTAGACGGCGATACTAGGATATCTTAGGAAATTTCTCCGACCATCTTAATGTTTTGTTTATCAAATACATAATAGTTCTCAATACCGCCCTCAAAGATACGCACTGAATCGTAGCCCATACCTTCGATTGAACTTAGATATTGTTCAATGATTTCCCAAGTGTCGCTTGACCTATCCATGTAATCACTCATTGATTCAATATCGGTTTCTGTGTATGGATCGTAAATAGGAAGTAGTGGCTCAACTTCGTTCTCATCTAATGAATCAAACATCATGCCTAGATTTAGTTTATACTGATACACTTCCCCGTACTCTTTAGAGAAATTAGCATTAGAAGAAAAATACATTCCATCATGAGGTTTAGGATTGTCGCCGCCGTGATAGGCAGTGACCATTGATGCAGCTTCAATAAGAGTGTGAAAGTCCATAATGTATTTATTGCTTACGCTTCTATTTTCATATCCATAAGAAAAGGGGACCGAAGTCCCCTTTTCAAATTTGTTCTTACGAACCAATAATTTCTTATTGGAAGGTGAGATTTTGTACTGCAATTTCCCCAACGTAGTCAGCAGCGTTACCGAATGATGACGCAGTGTTTGTTAGTTCGATGTAACCATAACGTGTCATGAATGATACGACTGGTTCGAATGTTGACGGATCAAGAACAACGCCTGAAGACATCAACGGAATGTATGGGCAGTAGAATGCTGCTGCATCAGTTTCCGATGAACCCTTGTATCCAACAAGTACTGGCTGAGTGTCTGGTGCATATGAGTTAACAAATACACGCATTGCACCGTTAAGAGTACCAACGAACTTAGTGTTAGTTGGAGCTTCGAAAGTGCCTTCAGTTGTACGAGCGAATGCTGAAGTTGTAGCTGACTGTAGAACAGTAAGTGAAGCTGGTGAAACAACAGCCCAGTTACCTGCACCACGACGAGTACGCTGTGCAATCAAGTTTGCAACGCGGTTGATAAGAACAGCTAGAGCAGCATGTTCGTCACCAACGTAAGTAGCAGTACCTGAAACAGTTGCTTGGTTGAATGTGTATTCAGTTGAAGCAAGAGTTGCAAGTGAAAGCAAGATTTCCTGATCGATTTCAGCAGTAATTTCTTGTGCAAGAGCAGCCATAATTTCTGCTTCTACGTCGATACCATGCTGTGACTGAGCGTCCTGAGCAGCTTCGAAAGTCCAACGAGCTTGTAGCTTACGTGACTTGGCTTCAACAGCCTGACGAAGAATCTGAACAGAAATCTGCTTACCACCATTACCTTCTAGTGATGCTGTGTCAGCACCAGTGTAGAAGCTAGTGTCGGTTGCATCAAGCGGTACTCGTGAGTATGCCTGTGCAATCTTGAATGGTGAAAGTGCTTCTTCACCAGCAGTTACCGAAGTTGCTGCTGCTGAGTTGTCAGTCAATGAGTTTGCGTAACGCACACGTAGAGTGTGAATCTGACCAACTGGGCCAGTCATTGGCTGAACACCAACTAGTTCGTTAGCGATAACAGTTGGCATAACACGACGAATTACCGGAAGGATAACACGGTTTAGTGTTGCAATGTTACCGGCAGTTGTAGTTCCGGCTGAACTTTCAGCAAGAAGCTGCTTCTTGGTATTTTCAAGCAATACGTTCATTGTTGAACGACGATTGCCCTTTAAGCCTTCTAGCAGGGCGTCTTTTGTTTCGCCCCAACGGCTTTCTAAGAGTACTTTTGACATTATATTATTCTCCTAAATTATGTCGGTTTTTATTATAGCCCTGCTAATCGCTTGAGGTCAATCACATTATCTGTTTCTGTGAGATCAACTTCTACGGTCTTTTTGGCAGTTTTATCACCAGTTGCTTCTGCAATCACAGATTCAGTTAGTGCCTTTTTCTTAGGGGCAATATCTGAGCCAGTATTGAGAACGGCTGGTAGATACTTATTGAAAGCGTTTTCTAGTTTTGCTGTCTGTACGCTTTCTAGTAATGCTCCCATTACTTCAGCTTTCTCAGTGTTAAGTGTTGACAATAGTTGACCCATTGTCTTCTCACGCTGCGAAGATTCCTTAATAATGCGAACTTCACGGTCTTTCGATTCTACAATTTTAGCTGCTTGTGCTAGCTTAGATGTAGCTTCGGCAAGTTGTCTTTCCTTAGAAGCAAGAACATTCATTACCTTGCGAGTTTCTGCCTTATCATTTAGATAAGTTACAGAGAATTCACTTGCAAAGCTTTCGAAAATCTTACGTCCAAAGTTATTTTGTCTTGCAATCTTGATATCTTCTTTAAGCTGTGATAGTTCACCCTTAAGTTGACCTGCGACTGCTGAGCTAAGCTTCTTGGCACTTTCAGCAATGAATTTTGCTTTGAGTGCTTCAAGCTGCTTACGACCTTCTGCAACCAACTTAACCTTAGCTTCGACCACTGCTTGTCTATCTTGTGAGAATTCTTTAATTTCTCTTGATAGGGCGTGAACAACGAATTGCTCTAGCTTCTGCTGATTTTCCATCTGTACCTTACGATCTGAACGTAATTCACGGATTTCTTCGGCTAACTTAGTGACCATAAAGTCGTTGAACTTAGCTGCATTTTCACGAAGCTTAAGCTTCGCTTGAACACGGTCTTCGTTCATCGCTTTTCTCTCGTCTACAAATTCACGAATTTCGTCTGAGAGATTTTCAGCCATCATCTTGTCAAGGGCTTCAACCATCACGCTACGATCATGTTCATAACGTTGTGCAAATTCCTCATGGAGTTCTGCACGTACTTGCTGACGAGCTTCATTCAACTTAACTTCCCAGGCTTCATTTAACTGCTGCCCGATATCTTCGTTGATGAGACCACTTTCAAGTAATGGCTTGATAGCATCTAACATTTTTTTAGATTCCTTTATAATTTAAGTTCATTGATGAGACGCTTTACTTCCTCACCAAGGAATCGTTGTACTTTTTTGTCACCCTGTACTTCCTTAGCAATCTCTAACATTTTATGTCCGTGCTTCATGTTCATGAGACTTTCATAAATTGCTTTGGGATATGCGTTCGGTGCGCTAGGTTGGGCGACGATATCAACAGTGATGATTTCAAAATCACTGACTTTACCATCCATATCGTTTACATTACCTGATCCACGACTGGATACACCTAGCTTTACTCCTGACTCCAACATAGTTCTTACTAGTTGACCCATTGGAGTAGGAAGAATTTTTAGTTTGCCAAAACCGTTGGCCCCGTCCATCCACATGCTTGTAATCATGTGTGATACACGGTCTAAATTGATTTTAAGATCATCGGGATGGTCGACTTCACCGAGAACGGAGTAGCCTTCTGAGATTTGCTTGTTTAGAGTATCTACCGCAGTTTCAATTTCATTGACGGGGTAAACACGCTCATTTGCGTTTTTTACCCCGCCCTGAATGAAAATCCCCTTCATATAGAGGGTCTTAAAATCGGCGCCCTCTTCACGAATAGATTCGACCACCATGCCTGCGCGGTCGAACGTTAGATTTTCTCTGAGATACAAAGCCATTTCTCTCAGATTCCCTTAGCGAATTGGTCTACGTGCTGGTCTACGTGATTCAGCAACTGGGCTTCTGGTGTGTGCACCATCGTCACCGTGCTTTGGCTTAGGAGCTGCTTCGCCCTTGTCCTTGAAGTTATCCTTACCAGGAGCATTCTTGAAGTTGCCTGCACCCTTTACAGATGTTTCACCCTTTGAGTAGAAATTGCTTGGAGCCTTAGGAGCAGTAGGAACTGCTTCATCGTGACCGCTGAACTTTACTGGGTTGCTGTCCATGCCAGCCTGACCTGAGTTCTGTAGGCTCGGGCTTCTTGTCTGTACGCCATTGTCGCCATGAGTTACAGAAACTTTCTTAAGCTGAACAGCTTCCATCATTGCTTCTTCGTCTTCTTCGCCGTCGAAGTCCATTTCGTCGCCGTCCATGTCGCCTCCGAAGTCCATGTCATCGCCTGCGTCTGCGCCGCCGCCCATGATGTCTTCAAATTCAGCCATCAACTGGTCTAGCTTGTCTTCGATGCGGATTACAGCATCTTCAACTTCATCGCCGCCTTCTAGGTCTTCGCCGTCTTCGTCGCTTCCGAATTCTACTTCTTCATCACCAAAGTCGATATCTTCTTCTTCGTCTTCGGTCATGCCTTGTTCTTCTGCGTTAATTTCATCAAGTAGATCACCTACTTGGCCGCCCATGTCACCTTCATCACCTTCTTCAAGTGAATCGTCTTCCATGTCCATGTCATCTTCGGCCAAGATTGACTCAAAGATTTCACGGGATTTTTCAACACAAATTTCGTGGAATAGCTCGTTAGCTCTTTCGTTGTCCTCATTGATTACGAGGTCAATTAACTTTTCAAATTTCTTAATGTCCATTAGATTTTCTCCTGAATAGAAATGGCTTTGTGAAATTACTTATGCCGTAGTCAGGAAAAGTACTCAATAAGTACTACTTTTTTGAGTTTTTTATATTACTATAGTAATTAAGCGGCAGCGCCGGCTTCTGCTTCTGGTTTAGCCCCGTATTGATTACGAACTTTACCTAGATAAATCTGCTTCTCGTAATTGCGCACATCAATCATTCTACGTAATTTTCTAATTTGCGCAAGAGTCAGTTTAGTTTTGCGGGATGTTCTCCACACCGGCTTGCTGTTGTCATCATTGACATCTTGTAGACCATTAATTGGTGCGTCGAACATTTCAAACAGTTGCATATTTTTATTTATCTTTTTGTGATTTGTAGTCTATCCAAAATCCAATGGCTACAATAATATTCATCCCAAGTGATGCTAATAGTATATGCAAGTCTTGATAGATATTCATATTCATGCTTAAGTGAACATGACCCACCATCCAAAACGGAATAGCTAAATTCTGAGAAATCCAAATTAAAAGAAACTTTAGAAAGTCTTTCATTTAATTTAGATTTGCATACCGCCGCCTACCGGCCCTGCTGCTCCGCCTGGCACAGCTTCTCCGCCTGCACTATCAACTGGCCCTGCAACATCCGGACCTTCAGCAGGTGTTTCTTCAGATGATTCAATTTCATCCGCAGTGTCAATGTCAGATTGGAAATCACCAGAGCTAATGCCGATATTACGTAGGTCTGAACCAGATGGGTCCATCGGCACTTCTTCTTTGTTTTCTTCTTCCCAAAGCATTTCATTGCGCTTGATTTCTTCTTCGGTCAATCCTAAGAATCTTTCGAGTGCAAAACGTTTTGAGATATAAGGGAGAGTCTCCATAGCAGTGAAGGTACTTACTCTAGCATTGTCTAGTTCACTTTGACGGTATGCAGCAAAGTTTTGAGGAGGATTAAACATGATACTAAACATTTGAGTATCAATATTAAAACCTCTCCAGCGCAAGAACAACTTGAATTCTTCATCAAGTTTCATAGCCATGTAGTTCTGTAGACGTTCGCAATACTGGTTGAATCTGAATTCCTGAATCATTGCAGTACCGACTCGACCGTCACTCAATGGAGTAGTATTGTCATCTGGTCCAGTTGGAAGATATGATGACGGTACACGAAGACCACGAGCAAGACGATTGTTGAAGTATTTCAAGTCATCGATTTCGCCTAAGTTCTGTCCACCAGGAAGAACTTCAACTGATGAACCTCGACCTTCTGCTGTTACAGGGAAGAAGTAGTCTTCGTTCATTGAGAGTGGATTGTATGTAGCGTCCACTACACTAGAGCCGCCGTACAATGAAGGGATTCTGCGCTGGTGAATTTCGTTCTTAACACGCTCAACGAATGCCATAGCCATATGACTTGGCATGTTACCAACGTCAATCTTGAACATTCTACGTTCAGGAGCACGTTGTACACGATAGATAAGAACAGCGTCTTCTAGTAGTTCTTTCTGCTTGTAGACCTTAAAGATGTTCTCAAGAATCGACTGACCGAAAGGCCAGAATCTGTCAAGACCCTCAGTCAATGACAAGTGAACGATATGCTTTGCATCTACTGCTGCTTCACTCTGTCCTAATGTGAATCGTGAACCCGTAGTGTTATAAGGCATTGCGGGGGTTGTATAGCCGCCGCCTTGACTGCCGCCGCCCGTGCCGCCAAGACCTGTTGCTGGGTTAGCAGCAAAGTCAGTGTTAGTCTTTTGTGCAACACTAAGATTCTGCAAGTTAATGTTGATGTCTTTGATGACATACTGTTCCGGCTTCTTGCCTTCACTTTCGTTAACGATTACTTTAATAACCTTAACCATGTCAATCCAGTATAACTTGAAGTTTTCTGGATCACGAACGAATGCTTGGTCGCCATACTTAACTACGTTGCGGAAAATCTTAAACATACGAACATCAAACTCGTTTAGTTTACACCACTGCTGCAATTGCTTAGTTAGCAAGTCTACTTCGTGGGGAGTAGGATCATCTTTGAATTCAAAGCTGAATGGTGTCTTATTATGTTCGTTGCGCTGAGTAGAGAATTCCGCAATGATGTCTAAACAAGCGTTGATTTCAGCATCAACATCCATCATTTCATATTGGTTGTAACGCTCAATTCTGTTAGGGTGACCAGTATAGACTTCCGGAAGTCTCGACATGTAATTCTTGTACCCAAAGTCAGTGTTGCTATAACCACCTGACATTGATCCATCTTGGCCGTTCCAAGCACCAGCGTTGCTGTTCATGCCGGAGATAGGGCTTGACATCCCGCTCTTGTTCAAAAACTTCTTTTTATATGACATTTGGTAATTCTCTCAGTCTAGTATTTAGTGTTATGCCCTAGAATGTTTTAATATCTTGTTCTGCACTGAGTTGTCGTTTTCTAATGCGTCAATGACCTGATCTAACTTTTTCGAGATTTCAAAGGTAAGCTGGCTATTCTGTGAATAGATTGCTGCAACATTTTTATCCGGTGCATCCTTTTTCTTATCATTCTTTGCTGCACTTGCGGGTGTTTTAGCTAGCTTCATAACGATAGATTCAGTATCCAATGAAGACATCATCTTCATCGCAGAAGGATAGCTTTTACCAGGACCGTCAAACAAGCCGCCGTCTCGTGCCCTCATTAAGTCCACGTGAACTGCATCTTTTTTACCGTAAGTTTGTTTTAATCCATATCTCGCAAGAATAGGCAAGGCACGTGATGGGTCACTTTTAGCTTCTTGCAAGTCAATAGCATTACCTCTCAAGTGCGGAGGATTTCCACCTAGTCTAGGTGGTTTACCAACTAACATTCCCTGTGGACCTTTACCCGGTGTCCCGAGTCTTACTGTTTCAGCCCAAAGTCTTTCTTGGTCAGCAACTGCTCGGCGACCACTGTTCATTTGCATCTTTCGTCCGGTGGCTTTTTTATAATCTGTTGCTGCCATAATTACTGCTTTTTGCATATCTGGATCTAATGCCGTGAAGTTTGCATAGCTGCCGGATCTTGCAGTAAAATTAAGAACATCTGTGGGCTTGCCTGTTATTCTTGCTTTGGCCCAATCAACTGCATTATAGACTAGCCCTGCACCGCCAGCAATTGCCCCGCCTACTAGACCCACTGCTCCAGCTCCCACTGCTGCGCCAGTTTCTAACCCTGATTGGACTGCACCACTAAATCCGCTGGGGGAGCTTCCGCTGGGGGAGCTTCCGCTGGGGGAGCTTCCGCTGGTGGAGTTTCCGCTGAGCATGCCAGAGGCTTCGGCATATTTTTTAAATGCTTCTGCATTATCTTTTGCTTTAGGACCAAAGTCTTTAGCAGCGAATTTAGCAAATGCTTCAACCGGACCGTCTTGATCGAATAATGCATTGAATCCTTTACCGATTAATGAACTTACAGTATCGAGTAAACCTGGTCCGCCCTTGTATTCAGCCATTGCATTAGCAAATGAAATAAATGCTTTAGCGTTGCTGCTTGTTTTCTTGGCGTCAATATTAAGGTGAGAGAAACTTACAAACTGTCCTAACGGAGGTTTTACTCCAAAGAATTTAGCTGCTGCTTCGGCAAGAGCAGTACCAATCGCGCCGATTGGACTTGCTAATCCTTCATAACTTGCCATTGCTTCTGAGAAGTACTTGAAAGCTACAGCATTATTTTTTGTTTTCTTTGCATTGATGTTTAAGTGTGAAAAGTCAACGAAGTCTTGGAAAGGGGGTTTATCCGAGAAGAATGATGACACACCGTCAGCCATTGCCGATGCAACTCCTGCAATAGAACCAGCTGCGCCTATTGCTGATGCAGAAGCCATTGCTTTAGAAAACGCTACTAGAGCCGCAGAATTATTTTCAACCTTCTTCTTATCGATGTCTAATTCTTGTAGTTTGAATACCTGCGATGACACCTTTTCGATAGGGTCTTCGCCATCTACAAAGAAGTTTATTAGGTTGCCAACAGCACCCGCAACTTTGCCTGCGCCCATTGCAAGTATGCCAGCACCTAGTCCTGCCATACCTATACCAACTTGTTTCAGATTAGGACCATCTAGTTTGTCAAAAGATTTGAGACCTTTAGCTAAGTTAGGTAATGCTCCTCCTATAATCCAAGTTGCGCCAGCTATGCCTGCGCCGACCAGAGCAATGGCTGCGCCAACTGCGCCTGCACCAAGTACGATATATTGTGCAGCACGACCTGCATATGCTAATGCTCGAACTACACTCATTAAGAAGCCGCTAGATTTACCACCAGCAGATGACGCTGAGGATAACTTATCCATTGCGCCGTCGCCCTTACCTCCGCCGCCGCCCTTGCCTCCGCCGCTACTGTCGCCGACTAAATCACCTAATGCTCCAGCGGCGCCAGCAGTTTTAACGTACATGGGATTGTCTGAGCTACTTCCTGCAGGACCTTCTTTTTTACCAAATAGTCCTTTAACTGAATCTCCTAATCCGCGGAAAACATTAACTATCTTACCGACGGCTGCGGCAGCTGCCAATGCACCCATAGCAATTGCTAATCCCTTAGACACTGAAACAATCTTATCAAAGTTGTTAGATACAAAAGAGATAGCAGTAACGATATGGGGCATAATTTTTAATGCTAAATTCATTAGCATATCTGACATCTGTTTCAGTAACTGGTCAAATGCAAGTCTGGCGGCACGTTCATTTGATTCAACTGCGGCGCGCTGCGCTACTACACCAGCTGTTTCATTTTTTTTGGCTTCTTGCTCTGCTTCAAGTTGGGCTTTTTCTTTATACCATTGCTTTTGACCTTCTTCAGTTTTCAAATCAGAAAACTTTGCTGCGGCTGCACGAGCTTTATTGCCTATCCCAAATGTTTCTTGTAGTTCTCGTGAGGACTTACCAGCAGCATAACCCATTTCTCCAAAGTTCTTTTGGAATCGTTCAACTGCTTTAGCATTTTCACCGGCTAACCTAGCAGTCTGATCTATACCTTGGTTAGTCTGATCATTCATCTCATCAATTTTAATACCGTTCATCAACAATTTTGCATTGTTTTCAGTATAAATTGTTTTTCCGTTAGTGGCGATACTTTCCATAACCGCAGTTGCAGATTCAGCATCTAAGTTTGCTTGAGCAAACTTTGCCATATTAGTCTTGGCTTCAATGACTTTTTCGATACGTGCTGCTTCAGCAGTATTGCCTTCTTTAAGTGCTTTAGCCTTTTCTTGTTCCATGTTGAAAATGTAGGCATTAAAGTTTTCTTGTGCTAATACTGCATCAAGTGCTGCCTGTTGTTCTTCAACACTGTTACCAGTAAGTTCAGCTAAAACATTCAAACTGTCAAGGTATTTCAACGAAGCTTTCTGTAGTTGTTCCGGGCTACGTCTTAAGTCAGCACCTGACTTAGCTTGTAGGTCTAGGTATTTGGTCTGTGCTTCTACTAATTGTTCTTGTGAGTATCCTAATTTTCTATATTGCTGTAAAGTTTGATCTCCGACAGCAATGAATTTGCCGAAGTTTTTAACGCCATCCGATGTAGTGGCCCCTAAAGCCCTAATGTTACTACCAAGACTTCCGGCATTTTTTGTAAAAATTTCTAGAGTACCAGACGAGAGTCCTGCTTGCTGCCCTAACTGCGCAATTTCTTCTGCGGTAGTTCCTATACCGCCGCCCAGTTTAGCTACATCATCGTAGCCCTTAACAATAGCATCGACATAATTAAAAGATGCAGTTACTAACTGCGAGAATACTTTAAGTAATCCCGATGAAGCTGCGCCCAACGGACCAAATCCAGCAGCAAAATTACCTACAGAATCAATTCCTCCCTTGATGCTCTCTGAATACTTTGCCATACCCGGAGTAACGTCAAGCATTGCTTGAGTAAAGCCAAGTAGTGATTTTTTACCAGTCTCAAATGACGAGGACAATCGATTCATTGCTTCGACTTGTAATTTGTTAGCGTTAGATGTTATTTCAGAAAGCTTTGTAGAATTTCCAGTAGCAGTTGCCGCGTCTTTACCGGCTTTAGCTGAGCTATTTGCAGCAGTTGCCTGATTAGTCATTGATGCGGAAACTGAATTCATCATCTTAACTTGATTAGCCATATAGGAATTTTGCTGTCTGAGTAATTCAGACATCTCATTCAATTGGTCATTAATCTGTTGTTGTAATTCCGGATCCATTTATTATTCCATATGACTTAATATTTAGTAGATATTAACTTGCTACTTTGCTTCTAAACACCTTTTTAGAAGTACTTTGTTTATCGTCTAATACATCTAGCATCTTATTGATTTTACTAATAAGCATTCCTTTCATTTGATTATCTAATTCTAAGAACTGATCAACCTCGGTAGCAGGGGAATCTCCATTTAACATGCCGGTAACTGTATCTAAAATTTTATCAGTCATCTTTGATGAGTCAACTGTTCCCTCAGCTAGCTTGGATAAAATCGAATCCGGAGTAACCGGAATTACTAATTCAGTACCGTGCAACTCGATAGGGTAACCGCCGGTTGGACCTTTAAACATACCGCCAGCTCTTGCTTGCATCATTAATTGTGACTCTGCATTGCGGCGATTTGCTAGACCTTGTAAGAATTTACCTGAGCCTGTTTTTACGCCGCGCTCTCTAAAAGCGGTAGAAATCGCACCCCAATCTTTTTGTTGTGCAAGTTCTGGGATTTTATTATTTCTAACAAATTTATTAACTCCCCCAGGTCCTGCATTATATGCATACGATGTAAAGGCTGCCTTTTGCGGAGCAGACATGGATGACCAGCCTGAACCCACAGCCGAGGCAGCAGGTTGTTCATATTTAGGAAGATCGTGTTGTAACAATGTAGTTGCTTGGTCTTTCGTTATTACTGTATCTTTTCCTAAGTTTCCAGAAATCGGTACGCCGGTTGGTAGTCTTCCTGCTTTAATTTCGTTAGGTTGAATAACGTGTCCAAAGCCAATTGTATACAATTTTTCTCCAGGGAACATATAAGCTTTACCACTAAAGCCTTCAAATTTGCCAATAAAGTCTGCGGCGCTAGTGAATCCTCCCTTGATTCCTTTCCAGACGGCTGACGCCGCACCGCCTACTGCACCAACAATCCCGGCACCAACTGCTGCTGCTCCGGTAGCGATTTGCGACATAGTGCTTGTTTGACCGCCGCTCAAAATATTCATCGCTTTAGAGAAATCTAAAAATGCTCTAGCATTTGACTCTGCATTTTTACCAAAATCCTTCTTAGAAAAATTGTAGAAGCTATCGACAGCACTATCTTGTCCAAACAGTTTGTTTAACCCGGCACCGGCAACAGTGCTTACTGCACTTAATAAACCTTGACCGCCTCTATATGATGCCATTGCCTCTGAGAACAGTGTAAAAGATTGTGCGTTGTTTTTAGTCTTTTTCTTGTTGATGTCTAAGTGTGAAAAGTATACAAACTGTTCTAACGGAGGCTTAGTGTTAAAGAATGAGTTAGTAGCTTGAACTAGTGATTCTGCTATCGCTCCTATCGGACTACCTAATCCTTCATAACTTGCCATTGCTTCTGAGAAGTACTTAAATGCAATAGAGTTATTTTTTGTTTTCTTTGCGTCGATGTCTAGTTGAGAAAATTCTACAAAGTCATCAAAGACTGATGTAGCATCGGCCCAGTTAGCGATACCGTCATATAATCCTTTAATCGCATTACCGATTCCGCTTACTGCACCTAACCCAGCTACAGCAGCCATTGCTTTAGCAAATGCAATCAATGCTGCTCCGTTGTCCTCTACTCTTTTTCTATCAAGAGGTATTTTCTGCAACTTCTCTAGCATTTCTACTGATTGGGTAAGTGGGTCTTTATCACCGGTGAAGTAGTTTACTAGATTTCCAATTGCATTCGCAATTCCGCCTGCTCCCAGTCCTAGTATGCCGACGCCGAGCCCCGCTACACCGATGCCAACATTCTTTAGATTAGCTCCGTCGAGCTTTTCAAATGCTTTTAGACCTTTAGCAAATTTAGGAAGTGCTGCACCCGTTAACCAAACTGCTGCTGCTAAACCTGCGGCTATTTCTACCATTGCTGCGCCCAAGGTAGCTGCACCCAATAGTATCTGCGGCGCAGATTTTGCAGCAAGTTTTAATGCACTTGCAGTGCCACCGCTTTTGCCGCCGCCTTTTCCACCATCAGATGGGCTTTTGTTTCCACCTGTAAGTCCTCCCAAATCGCCTGAACTTTCATCGAAAGCTACGTGCATGGGGTTGCCTTTAGACCCAGGTGCTCCTGTTTTCTTGCCGAACAGCCCGCTTACTTTACTTCCAAATGACCTCAGTGATCCTATGACTTTTCCTGCTACTGCGACTGCGCCTAAGCCCGCAAATACAATCGCTAATCCTTTAGCAGCGGTTGTTATTAAACCAAAATTGTCTGATACCAGTTGTATAAGATTTGTTATGTAAGGGAGAACTTTTAACAATAATCCGTTTAACTGGTCTGATAGCGGACCCATTAAACCGTCAAACGCAATTCTTGCAGCACGTTCTTGTGCTTCTATTGCTGCCTTCTTTGCTACGATTCCGCTGTTCTCATTTTTCTTAGCTTCGGCTGCTGCACGGGCATTCGCCATTCTCTTGTCGAATATTTTTTGTCTGTCTTCACCCTTTAAGTCTGCGTCTCTGGCTGCGGCCATACGAGTACCGTTGTCTTGGAAGAATGTATCTTGTAGATTTCTAGATTCTTTACCGGCAGCATAACCCAGCTCACCGAAATTCTTTTTAAAGTTCTCAGCACTTTGGGCGCTTTGACCAGCGAGTTCGCCAGTTTGATCAATACCTTTGTTAGCATTAGCATTGATTTGTTCAATATTAATACCAGACTGTTTCAACTTTGCAGTATTTTCAGTCATGATGGTATTACCATCAGTAGCAATACCCTCTAGTACTGCCTGTGCTTTTGCTGCACTAAAGTTTGATTGTGCGTATTTCGCTAGATTTTGTTTAGCTTGAATCACACCTTGGATTCTAGCTTCTTCTTCTTTGTCACCCCGGGCAGCGGCAGCAGCCTTATCACTTTCAAGCTTGTTAATGTAAGCATTGAAATTTTCCTGCGCCATAGCTTGTGCTAGTGCATCTTCTTGTTTTTTCTTACTAATGCCAGTAACTTCAGCAAATGCATTTAATTCATCAATGTATAGTAGTGATGCTTTCTGTAATTGCTCCGGACTTTTCTTTAGGTCAGCCCCTGCCGATGCTTGTAGTTTAAGATAATTTGCCTGAGACTCAATAAGTTCTTCTTGTGTGAATCCTAAATTGCGATAACCTTTGAGTTGATTTTCCCCAACGGCGATTACTTTAGAGAATGCTTCTACCCCGCCGGAACTAGTCGTACCCAATGCACGAATATCACTACCTAAAGCGTCAATATTTTTTGTTAGATACGGTAAAGTACCAGAAGATAATCGGGCAGCGTGACCTAATTTTACAAGTTCTTCAGCACTAGTTCCGATGCCTGCACCGGATTTAGAAACAGAATCGTATGCGTCAACTAAAGCATCGCTATACTTAAATGCTTCCCCGATTACAAGTGATAGTCCTTTTAAAAGGAATCCAGCTACTGCTCCTAAAGGACCAAATACAGATACTACGCTAGTAACAGCACCTGTTGCTGTTTCCACGCTATTAGTATATTTTGAAAGTCCCGGGGTTGTATCAAGCAGTGCGCCTGCTAATCCTACGAATGCAGATTTACCTTGCTCAAGTGCAGATGAAAATTTACTGTTAGCATCCGCAGTTTTATCAGCCGCCGCCCTTGACATTTCAGATAGCTTAGTTTGAGCAGAATATTGTGTTCCTGCACTCTGTTGGGCTGAGTTTGTGCTGTTATTTGAATCTTTTTGTTTGTTAGTAGCTTCAGTAGCGTTTCTTGTAGCTTCAATGGTTGCTGACATAGCGGCTGCTTGTCGTCCCAGTAGATCATTCATTTCTCTCAACTGATCGTTAATCTGTTGAATTAATCCTACATCCATTCCAAGTTTCCAAAATATTTTGGGACATTTTTATGTCACTAAATAATATTTAGCGTTAAAATTTTACCCTATTTTTATGAGGACCATATATGGAAAATAACCCACTAAAACAGTATTTCAGAAGACCTTCTGTATACATGAAGCTCCCATCAGGCGGTGCCGGATATCCTGAAGGTGCATTGGACTTACCTGACAATGGTGAATTACCAATCTATCCTATGACTGCAATCGATGAGATTACAGCAAGAACACCTGACGCCCTTTTTAATGGTACTGCGGTAGTAGAACTAATTAGAAGCTGCGTACCAAACATCAAAGACCCTTGGGCAGTAACAAACGTAGACCTTGATGCACTATTAGTTGCTATTAAAGCAGCATCTTCACCGTCAGGTGAAATGGATGTTGAATCACAGTGTCCTAAGTGCGAAGATGTCTCTACCTTTAAGATTGTACTCGGTGGAATCTTAGCCGGACTAACTAATCCAGACTTTGATACTGAACTTGAAGTAGGCGATCTTTCTATCAAGTTTAGACCGCTTTCTTTCAAAGAAGTCAATCAAGCGTCAATCGAACAATTTGACTTACAGAGAATGTTTGCTTCACTTGAGAATATGACTGACGAAGATCAAAAGTCTAAGGCAATGCAAGAGGCTCTTGCTAGAATTACAAACTTAACAATGGTACTTCTGAGTAAGTCTATTGTTCACATCAAGACCCCTAGCATTCCAGTAACTGAACTTGACTATATTCTTGACTTCTTGCAACACTGTGATAGAAATCTCTATATTCAAATCAGAGACTATAGCTCTAAAATTAGAGAGCAGAGTGAAATCAAACCAATGACTTTTACTTGTGCAAGTTGCAGTCATCAATACGAACAATCAATTACACTGAACCCTACTGATTTTTTCGAATAATGCTTCTTAAATCCTCACCCGAAGAGGTCAAGAAGCTCATTGAAACATACGAAAAAGATGTTTCGGGGATAAAACGTAGCGCCCTTTCATTGTCCTGGCATATGAGGGGCGGCGCGTCATACGAAGATGTCCTTAACATGTCCTCAGAAGAACGTGAGCATATCAATAGTCTTATAGAAGAACATATTGACATCACAAAGAAATCCCAACTGCCGTATTTCTAAGAATGGTTATAGAGAGAAAGATAATTTCTCTCTATTTCCATATTCACTCTGGGAGTTGTTCTTCGAACAACTTATACCTTACTCACTTCGTTCGTTTCGGTATAGCGTTTTTAACAGTAATCAGTTTATCTTATAAGGAATATACATTGCCGGTTTAGAAGCCATGGTAGTGCTCCTGAGAGGCACTACCAAGACTTGGACATTGCCATGGCCCGTCATCCTGTGTTGTCTATTCCCCGACTAACTAGCTCGTATCGCTGTTAATCGCTACCGGTTGCCCTGTAAAGTTTTATGGGACTGTAGTGAGACTTCCGTCTCTGCAACGCATGTTCTGTGACTTCAAGACAAAGTATATCACAGACTCATTTAGGGTTCGCCTACCTAACGAGAGCCCTATCGGTATTCCATGACCTCACGGTCACGCATACTCCAGATCTAGACGCATACAGCAGTGGTGCGGCCTCAAGGAGGTTCTTACGAACATATCAATGTAGGGTTCTGTGTTTTTTAGAAAACTAGGTGTTGATTGTTAAAGTGCTATCTGACTTGGTGTCTGTAGATGAGCTTGGTGTGGTACCTGAATATGCCTTAACTAAGTCTTTGTTGTGTTTAAAAAATAGGTCAAAATCTAAAATGAGCCAATCTCCGTGTTTCTTAGATGTGTAATACATGAATTGATCGGTTACCCAAGTCAATTTAGTCTGTACTACAACGAATTTTCCTTTACGGTTAAACTTCATGAATAGAATGTTTAAGTCACCCTCGTCTTCAACGTCCATCATCTGCTCAATCCAACCATCTAGAACTTTACACTCACCTGCAAATAGTTGATGAAATGGAAAGTCTGCATAACTCTTACATTCTGCATTAAACTTTGGAAAGCTTTGACCGGGAACAATATCTCCCTTGAACGAGCGAATTTGTCCCTCGTGCAGAACCTGTGTGCGAGATTGATTCTTGCCACCAATGTATGCGCCTGAGCCAGGAGCACGAATGAAGCTCTCTCCGTATAGGTCGCTCATGAATTTTGCGACTTCTCTTTCGAAGCTTGATCCTTTGTTCTTACTGGGTGAGGGCATACTATAACTTATCTTTCTGTGCGGTGTCTGTAATTTTTTTTATTCGATATCTGTCGTTGTATTGTAACTTGTGAACCCATTTTCTTTCACAACCTTCAACACTTGTGGGACTCGACCAGCTAGTTCTTCTCGGTGAGATACAAGCCAAATAGATTTGTTACGTCTACGTGACATGTCTTTGAGAATAGCCATGCTGTTCTCAACTCCGACTGTATCCATACCACTATCAATCAACTCATCGATGAAGATAGTGTTGATAGGATAGTACAGGTTTTCCCAAACGTCTCTAAACGCAAATGAAAGACCAAGTATTAGCCGGTTCCGCTCACCTCGTGATAAGTTATCAAAGTCTAACTCACGACCAAGTTCAGTAATTTCAACCGACAAGTCATTCTTGAATACTACAGTGTGCGGCAAACCAATCTTGTCGAGATAGTTCGTCAACCTACTATTCAGATAACTTAAGTTCTGATCGATGATCTTCTTACGAACAAATGAGTCTTTACTTGTGAGCAAGTCTTGTAGGAACTTGTAATGCTCACCTAGTTTAGTCAGTTCGTTAATCTTATCAAAGCTGATTTCTTGTAGAGCCTGCTTTTCCATATCAATAATTTGTTCACCGTATGGATCAGTTTCTTCTGCCTTAGTAGCAATTGACTTCTCAAGATTAGCAACAATAGTCTTATGCTCAACTGCTTCTGCCTCAGTGTCATAGATTGTCACTGGCATTATTGGGAGCAGTACACCTCCGTCAACTAACTGGTCAGCATAAGGATCGTCTTCGTTCTTCTTCGCTTCAATCTGTTGCTGCAATCTTTCAAGTTCAGAACTATGCTTGATTGCTTCTGCCTCAGTCTTGTAGTGCGTAGTTGGCTTCTCGCCCAAAACGAAAATAGAATTTTTATTTTTTTCTAAATCGTTTTGGGTTTGGGCAAGCTCACCCTCAGAAATAGTTAACAAGTCACGCTTGTTGCTAATTACTGAGGAATGATTTTCGTCATGGAAGTCTTGACCACAAGCATAGCACTTGTTTTCTTCAAGCGTCTTGATTTCTTCCTGAAGCTTAGTAACAAGTGCTTGATCCTTCTTCAACGAAGATTCAAGAGTTATGATAGTCTTGTTTATGTTTGCAAGTTCTAGCTTGTTAGCCTCATAGACCTTAATATCATAGTGTGATTGCAATTCAGATGTAATGTCAACATGACTTAATGTGTCGTACTGAGACTGGAATGCCGCAACATCACTGTCACGCTTCTGCTTCCAAGAAATCTGACGGGCAAGAATAGCTTCATACTGTTCTTGTTTCTTCTTTAGGTCATTGTAGATTGATAAGTCTTTATGGGCTTTTAGTTCAACTTCAATATCAATCTTGCTAAGTTCATCGTAGTCGGCAATAAGCTTGTTAAGTGCTTCGTCATGCTGCTTCTGCCAAAGAACTTGACGGCGCTTTAAACTATCAATCTGTTCTTGAACACGCTTGTTAGCTTCTTCAATTGCTTTAACTTTAAACTCTTCCTGCTGGATAGAGTCTTTGTTAATGCGAATCTTTTCTTTGATTAGGTCAGCTTTCTCACTAAGCAAAGTGATACCAAGCAACTGTTCAATGATTTTGCGCTGGTCACCGCTAGGCAACGACAAGAAAGGAGCAGAATAGGTGTTCAATGCAACAATGTGCTTGAACATGTCCGCAGTCATACCCAGAGTACGCTCAACTTCTCTTTGCGTATCTTTGTTCTCCCCTTGGGCACTATCTGCTGTATCGTCTTTCTGTTCTTCGCCGTTGATATAGAACTTGAGAACATTTGGTCTGCGACCACGCTCAATCTTATACTCAACTCCACCCGAACTATATTCAAGAGTAACCATCATACCCTTGCCGTTCGTGCGATTGATTAGGTTGTCCTTGCGAATCTGATTGATAGGATTCCCGTACAGCACATAGGTAAGACCCTGAATAAGAGTTGTCTTACCGGTGCCATTTCTAGCACCATCACCACCTAAGTCTAAGTTTTCACCTAGAATGAGTGTTAGTTCTTTGCTGTCAAAGTTAACTGCTTGTGTTACTGCGCCAATACTAAGAAAGTTGCGTAGTGTGATATTCTTTAATACAATACTCATAGGTTACGGTAAATCTCTAACAACATTTTGTTATCATAGAAATCACTTTCAATTGAAGTGATTTGGTCGATGACGATTTGGTCAACACTTTCAAACTTTAGTTCGCCGGGAGCCATGTCTTGGCCAACCCCTTCTAGTTTCATCGGAATAAGTGTCATTTCTCTTAGCTCATGTTTTGGTATCATTGTTTCACGAATGAAGTTTGCTTCTTCATACGAAATATCAATATCAAGATGCACTCTAACATAAGACTTAGGAAGTAGCAAGCCCTCTGGGTTATCAAGTATATCGCTGAGCTTGTATACTCTGAATTTGGGCTGATTAGGCCATGCATGAAACTCAGGTTCTTCATCCCATTCGAGAATCATCATACCACGAGCGTCATCACCTGCATCTGCGTAGTTGTGCGGGAAAGCATTACCGATGTACCAGATGTTGCCTCTAGCTTGTCTCTTGTGGAAGTGACCGCTGAATACCTTTTCGAATCCAGTAACGTCATTGTCATTGAGTTCGCCGTGATCGGGCATCTGAACCATTGCATTCATGTAGAAGTTGGGAAGTTCGAGGTGAGCAAACAAATACTTACCCTTCATCTTCGCCAACTTCTTGTAGTCATCGCCGACAAGCCATGGTGCAATGACTACATTTCCTTCGTTAAACCAATCGTTAACGATTACCACATTAGGTAAATGATTAGCCCA